ATGAAAGGTTTGGTGCTGACGTTATCGTTACTGATGTTATCCGTGAATGCTTTTGCCGCTGGGAAAATAGTGACTGTCAGTAAGTTTGAATTTGGCAAACAATGGGCATTTACCCGAGAAGAGGTGATGTTGGAATGCCGCTCAGGGGGAGCTTTGTTTGTGATAAATCCCAGCACATTAGCGCAATATCCACTTAATGATGTTGCATCTGAACAAATGAAAGCAGGCCATGTCCTTGCGAAACCGCTAGATATTTTATTATTAGATGATAGCGAGAACCCTGGTCAAAAGATGAGTTTGCTACCTTTCCAACAGCGTGCGATGACTTTATGCGAAAAGTAAGCACGACAACTTGAGCATCGCTACGGCCTTTATTTTCTATTTAACAGATAATTACCTTTCTTAACTGGTAGGCTAATTTGTATCATTTAAATTAGTTTGCAACCGTTATTAATTACTTCTGTTGCTAAGTTGGCGAAACACATGTCCTCGACTACTCTTAAAGAGTATGGCTGAACAAGCCTACGTTAATGCCAACTTTTAGCGCACGGCTCTCTCCCAAGAGCCATTTCCCTAGACCGAATATAGGAATCGTATTCGGTCTTTTTTTAATTAATTGATTTTATTGATATTTTTTCCTCCCTCCCGAAATCCCCCGAAATTTCCCCGAAATCCTATACTCGGCCTAAATTTCTACCCACTCATTTTTACGCGAATCCAGGTATACATTCGTCATTTTCATCGATTTGTGACCGAGCAATTTCTGTGCAAATTCCTTACCGTACTCAGCTTCATAAAGTCTCGATGCCAGGCTGCGGATCTCGTGAAAGCTGGGAGGGGATATGTCATAAACCAGATCCGTTGCTTTCAATGCTTTAACAAATGCTTTGGTGAGAGAGTCCGCATTTAATGCACCGGGCTCCCGGCCTGATTTTCTACTGGACGAGCAAATGAGATATTCGCTCTTATTGTTATTCAGGCACTTTTCTACAACGTCACCGACGGAGGTATTCATTATTTCCAACCGAAGTGATAGTGATATAGCTATCTGCATTTTAGTTTTACTTTGGACTATCCAAAGCTTGCCATCATGCACATCGCTTCTTTTTAATTGCCGCACATCGTCACGGCGTTGGCCGGTAATTAGCGCCAATGCTAGGCTGAGTTGAACCCAGTTCTGCTGTTGTCCGGCTGCCTCATAAATCTTGCAAAAGGCAGCATAGTCGAGCCGTTCCCGCTTAACTTTTGGTGACGGTGTGCGTGTTGCTTCCACAGGGTTGGTGCTAATTAAACCATCAGCTATTGCTTCTCGAAAGACATCAGACAAAACAGAACGTAGATTTACCGCCATCGAACTTTTACCATTATCGACATAGGCATTAATAAAATCAGCAATATGCCTAGTGGTAACGGTCTCGATCGGTCTCTCGCCAAATTCTTGGTTAATATATCCGATTTGCAGGACTCTCATTTTCATGGTGTTCTCAGCCAGCTCGCGACGCTTTAATAGTTCTGAATAGCGCTTTAGCCAACTCGCTACGGTATTAACTTCGGCTTTAGCCGCAGGAGTTGGGGCAGGGGCTTGCAATCGTTCAAGTAGGGCTACAGGTTGAAAGGTTGATTCAATATAGTTGTTAGCCTGAATAGCCTGAGATATGGCATCCCTCCGGGCAATTTGCCCTAAGGATATTTCAGAACCAGTTATTGGGTTGCGCCAGCAAAATGATTTCTCTCTACGCCGATATGTCAGATTTCTTGGCAAATTGGCATCATACTTTTTTGGCCTCTTTGCCATGAATAATTCTCTCTATTAACGATGAACTTGTACTGGGGGATGTTTTAAGTATTTCTTTTGCCAGCCGATAACTTTTAGGCTGAATATAAATCGCGCCTGGCTGTACACGATACTCGCGCCCATGTTTTTCAGGTGCCGGGTAAATATTGCCGCCTCGCGCCCAGCGCTGGAGTGTCTGGGGGGTTGGTTGCTTGCTGCGGTAGGTTTCTTCCGCCCATTCTTCTAATGTCAGTAGTTTGGTCATTGGTCTTTCCTCAGTAGGAAAGGGCGCAAAGATGTTACGCCCTATTATGGTCGTTTGGTCTAGAGTGGTAAGGGGCTATGTTTTAGTGATACTGCTATCGAATGCTACGGTCGGATATGGTTAAACCTCCCGAATTAACCGGTTGATAATGTCTCTTTTGGAGGGAATGCGAAGCTGGTAGGCCAATTGCCATGCTTTGCGCTGATTCTGAGTTTTATGTTCCAACATTTTGCGGATAGTGGTCACCGGGATACCGGTACTGCTGGCAATCAAATTTTCATTGTGGCCAGCGCGGTAAAACTGATAGATAGCCAGCAAAACTTCCAATGAGTAGCGCTTACGAATACCGATATCGACCGTATTCACCTGAGATAAGCCACGCCATTGCTCATTACCGGGATAAATTGGTTTTGGCATCGGTCGATAGGGATTACCACTGCGGATCTCTGCGCGACAGCGCATTAGCCAGATGATACGAGCGGTATAGTCCCCCCGGTCATCTTCTTTAAAGTAGTTGCCGGTACTCTGGTTCAGTTCCTCATCCATCATGCGGCTTCCTTCTGTTTCTGCTCTAATTCCCACTCTTTTACGATTCGGGTGCATTGAGCATGTACCTGGCGGGCGCTGGCGATCCCAAAGCCTTTGACGGCATTAGCCAACATATCCGGGGTTCGACGGACAACATCAAATAACGAATGGATCCCAGAGCGGGCCAGCAGCTCTAAATGCTGCTCTTTCAACGGTAGGGTTTCGGTCAGCACGGTTCCTGCCCACTCAGCCCGCTTAACTAAGTGTGGGTGAGTAGGCTCAAGCAGATCTCGAATACGCTGGGTAACCGCTGGGGTCAGGCCATCCGGCCAGTTCTGTTTGAAATCATCAACCATGGGATAGACGGGTAATGCCCACTCATTGACCGAGACGATCAGGCCAATGCCGCTGGTGGAGCGAATTTCAATATGCCAGTCAATATCGTTAATGAGCTGCATATCGTAATCACCTGAGCGTAGTTTCAGCCCCCACTGGAAGGTATAAAAGTAAAATTCAGTGCCATCATTGCCACGATAGTAGGTTGGCTCGACGTCACCATCCATACGCTGGATCCGGTTGGTGAGGTCAGAAACGGCATTATTCAATTGGTCATTAACATTGACCATGACAGCCAGTTTGCTGGTTTTTTCTGCCACCTCTTTTTTGTATCGCCGGATCTCTGTTAGTTGCTGGTTTAACAACGTACGCTTGCTCTCCAAATCATCTTTGAGGCGAACGATCTGGATTTTCATTTTTTCAGGATTCAGTGACTTCAACCGATTCACCTCAGTAGCCAACACGCGTTGGTCTGAAAGTGAAAGATTGTATTTGGCTGAAATACTGTCTCGCTGCGCATTGGCTTCAGCGACTAACAGGTCTGCATTTTCTATGCGTTCCTGCACTTGTGTTAACGCCAAGGATTTCGTGGTTAGGTCGTTTTCAGTTTTTTCTAAACGGTCGAATAAAAGGTTGTACTCGTCAGTCTCGATGTTGAGTTGTTCAATACATAGGGACTGTGCTTGGTTGAGTAAAACAGTCGCGCTCTCTATAGAGCGCTGTGCGGTGCCGGTAGTCTGCTCAATGGCAAGGTCTAACTGCGCCCGAACTGGACGCAGAGATGACTCCAGCACACTGGCAGTTGTGGCCTGTGTGGTCATGATGGGTTACCTGTGGAATGCCTGCCGTGGCAGGTTATGAAAGGTTACTGCGTGATAGAGAAATAGCGGATCCGGCCAGCTTTTACCGCGTTGTACAGGCGGTTAACTGTTTCAGTAGTAAGCTCAATTCCTGCCGCCACTAAATCAGCATCAATTTGGGCAATCCAATTAGCTGGCTTGTCTGTTAGTGGCGTATTTACCGATCCGCCCAGTTGTTTAGGGAAGTTAACCGATCCCGCAGGGTGTAACGACTGATGGACTGTTGCATCCGTACTTGCGGTGACTGTTTCTGTAGTGGACACTGGCACTGCCTGTTGTTGTTTTTTCAATTCATCAAGCCGCAATGCTTCCTGCTGTCTGTGCTGTTCCTCAATCTGTTTTTGCCTGGTAATGCGTTGATCAATCATCAGCGCCAGATGTTCGTGCTCAAGGGCAATTATCTGGTTGATGTCAGCGAACAGATTTTTATAAGCCGGTTCAATATCAGCAAATAGCACTAAGTTGGACTGATATTTCTCACCTAATTGGTTAGCAGCTATCTTGGCGCGTGCCAGTTCATCGTTGGCTGCACTCTGCAAAGAGGTGAGGGTTTTCTTGCCTTTGATAGCAGTGGCAAAATCAGCCGGGATAGTAGGTAGAGTGACAATAGCCAACTGTTTATTGATACTGGCAATGTGCTCAGCAAGAGCGGCTTTTACCTTATTCAGTATTTCAAGGCGAATAGCTTCTTTGCGCAACTTAACGAGTTTTGACAGGTCTAGCCGTTTGTTTCGCATTTCATTGCGCAAGGTATCAATGGTGCGGAAAAGTAGATCAATCTGCTCAGTCTTAGACAGTGCCTGTTGTTTAATTAGATCCAGCTCTTTCTCTGCTTTTTCACAGAACTTAACGGTTTCTTCTGCGTCAGCGAAGTCCTGATCGGTCACCAGATTAGTGTTGATGGATTGAATAAAAGCCAACGCTTGATTCTGGTAAACAGTCAGGTTTGATTCTTTTACCGCGCCCTCTATCTCCACCAATAGGGCAGGGAGGCGCATTAAGGCTTTACCTTGCGGTATGTCTTTTATCTCAGGGGCTGTGTAACCGTTCAAATCCTGTTCAAATTGCTGCCAACCCGCCATCAAAGCTTCACGGCGACCAGGTACCGGTAAATACTCCATCCACACAAAGTTATCCTCAGTGCCATCTGATACCACAAAAATGACCTTTTCGGACTCACTCACTAAAAGTTGCTGTTCTAACTGCCAGTAATACTCTGGCGGCAAGTCTTTATTTTTCACCGCCAGCGCCAGTGTGGCATTCCACATTTTGTGTTCAAACAACACATCTTCCATCATGGTCATGCCATCAAAGGAAGCCAACAAATAGCCATCATCATCGATGGCGGTTGCAGGGAATAATTCGGTACCGATCATAGATTCTACGATGACCCGCGCGGTGGCTTCTTGCGCGTGGCCTTTATCGAACAAGTTGGTTTGTACCCAATCGCTGATTTCCCGTTCCGAGCCGGTGGCCTTCATGTTCAGCAATTCATCGCGGCGCATTTTACTGGAGGCTGCCATCATTACCGGGGCTTCGCTGGCAGTGAAATGGCGACTGCGTAAGGCGTGCCATTCTGGCGTGCCTTGCTGGACATTAATGATTTGCATCTTCTGCCTCCAGATATTCGATAGTTTTGATTTGTGCCGAGGTGAGGGTGTATTTACTTTCGATGGTGTTGATGATTTGCGCGGCAGTTTTCTTGCCCTTGTTGATCAGCGTTGTCCAGTCAGCAAGTGCGCGTTGAAATTGTTCCGCGCTATATTCTGGTAGTGCCTGCGGCTGGCTTGGTTGCTGGCTGCCTTGGCTGTGTTCTTTACCTTCATTCACATCAAGACTTTTACCTTCCATTTCTTCTGCTGTTGGCTGCTGACCAATTTCCGGCCACCCTTTACGCAGTGCTTGGGCTTCGGCGCAATTACCGCAGAGCATAGATAACCCGTGGCGACGCACAACAATGACACCTGATGGTACTGTTACGCACCATACTTTGCCGGAGGTGTTTTGAGTTATTACTAATGATGATGAGTTTTTACTGAGGCCTTTCACTACTGGTGAAGTGGTTGTTTCAGAAAGGGTGAATAATGAGCACGAGCCAATATCGCTTTTTTGTACGGAAGGGCTACTTATTGAATAACCAGCTTGAATGGCTAATAACTCAAATGCAGATATGACATTGGTATTTCGTTGATGTAAGCGGCGTACAGAGCCATTGTGAGATCCATCAAATTCTAAAAGGGAATCAACAACAATTTTTGCCTGCCGAGATGATAATGATAAAATCCATTCAGGATGAACACGCTTATCGGCCGTCATATATTTTGACACTAAGCTAAAATCATACGTAAAACTCTTCTTATCCCTGATGGTTTTAATGATTCTTTTGCCGGTCACAGCCTCTCTGCCAGCGTCTTTTTTTACTGATACTTTGCTATGCAATCCCAAAGAAAATAAAGCTTCTATTTTATAGAGCCTAGATACGGAAACCCTGATTTGATGGTATCCAGAGTGGTAGCCATCGGCTAATAGGTACCCAACTAAGTATAAAAGTTGATCACTAATATTCGCATCAGGACGATTTGAAACAACAGATCTCGGAATTGCCCACTTAGAACTATCTGTCGTAGCTTTTTGGTATAGTGTTGCTGCCTCTACTTTTCCGTTGTTCGTTAACATATCGTGATTTGGTGTTACGCTAAAATTCAAGCGACTACCATTCGCTGTTACCATTGAGCCGCTATAAGGCTGCACAAATGGAATTGCAGAGGATGATTCCAAACCATTAGTTGTTACTTGTAATATTTTCCCTGTTACTTTAGAAAATAGCTGAAACCCTTCATCAGTGAGTATTTCAGTTTCATCATCAAAGCATTTGGCGAGTTGCCCATAGGGCCGTTTTTTCCACATGGCATTGGGTGCCTGAGTATCGCGGCCCGCGGTGGCATAGTTTTCCAGCCAATATTCCTTCGCACTGAACTCCACGATAGTGCCGTTAGGCATGAGTTTGCTTAGGGTGTATTTGCACCACTGAGGGAAAGTGATTTCTACCCCGTTAAAGGTTTGCGTCAGGTCAGGGCCAAACTCTGGCTCCTGTGCTCCGGCATAGTTACCAGAGCGGTCAGCCTGTATGCGATATAACCCAACACCGGGCATCACCACATCGCGCATTTCATATTTACCGGTTAGCGCATCTTTCACGCTCATGGGAACTAAATGAACGGGCTTCATCAGTGGATCTAACTGGCGGGCGCGGCAATAACTGACCGCCATGATGACTGAATCATCTTTAGCGCCAGGGTAAATACTATTTTTCAGCGCGTTCCACGTTGGTTCGTCAATATTCAACCCCACCACGGCGGGCGGGAGATTACTGGTTGTTACTGCTTGGGTGGTCATTGGTCAGCCCTCAGATTTTGACAGCAATAGCCAGAAACATGAACGCGCCTAAAACACAGGCGAAGAAGAATTTCAGGCCAGATTGTTTGGGATAGCGGTGGATGTTGTCGCTGGTAACGCGGTGGCGGTATTGGAGTTTCTTGATGAATTCAATAGTCATGGTATGCTTTCCCATGGTTGGGTTTGGTCACTCAACCACGCTGATAATAATCCTCGTGGTTATTGTTCAGTCCTCAGTAGGTTTGCGGTTGGTCCCGCACTCCTGGGATAGCCCCGGCTTAATCGCTGGGGCTTTTCTCTTTATTGGAGTTGGTGGTTTTTCTCAGCGTCTAATTCCATTGCTCGTTCTGCTTTGGCAACCCGGAGAAATATTTCCTCCTGTACCTCATCCAGATAGAGCTCCATCGCGGCGGTTTCGGTAAACGAAGCAAGCTGGCCGGTACCTGCACCAGCAACATGGCAACTATTTTTAATTGCAGATTTAAAAGCATTGAGCATTTTTGAGTGCTGACGTAGAAACTCAATCCGCTTGCCTAATTCCTTTTGCTCATCAGAGTCCGAAATTAATAGGCGGTCATACTGTTCCAGCGATTGCTCAACCATTTGCTGATAGTTGTATTCATTCATAGGCCCTTCTTATTTATATAATAAAAAAGACCACATAAGTGGCCTTTAAAGGGGGGGGATATTAAATAATATGCTGATTAGGTATCATTTTTAGCCGGTGGATCTGAATCTTCCTGATTTTCATTTGGGTCAGTATCTCTAGGCGAGTTTATGATTGTTGGAATGGCTGAGATTGTTTTACCAATCCCCCAATTATTCGCACTAAGTGCTTTCCCAATATTCATTCCTTCTAGCAAATTTTTTTGATATTCACCTATTCCTAAACCAATAGGTGATTTTGCCGCATTGATTATATCTTTAAGGTTGTTAGGTAAATTTGATGCAAGATTATATGATTTTGAAAGCTGGGCGCTAATTTCATTCCTAGCCAAATGGGCCGCTGCAGACTCACCTGCTTTGAATGCAGACATGCCAAATGCATTAGATACAGTGGTATTGTTTTGTTTGGTTAGGGACTGTTCATTTTTTCTATCTGAATCGATTTTAGATATTTTTCTATTTGATTCTTTTATTTTACCCTTGAGACCAACTAATATATTTTCGCTTTCATTTATTTCATTTTGAAGACTTATTGATTTTTCACTGAGGGTAGATATCGTCTCATTTGCACTTTTAATCTGTTTTTCAAGTGTCTCTATCGAGAGGTTTAATGTTTCATAATGGGTATTTAATGCATCTATATTTAGCTTTGATTTAAGCTGTGATTCTTCTTCTTCAGCTAACTTCGTAGCTATTTCTGCTTTTGCTAATTCCTCTGCATTGTCGCTCTTAACTTTTGATTGTGCGACATGGCTAATTGTTTCATAGGCTCGTGTTTTTTGTTTTCTAACAAAGCCTTCAGAAATATTTTCGTACTGCAAATGAAGGAAGCGGATAGCTACGCCAAGATAAGGAAATGCAACCGCAATAATAAAGGCGGAAATTGCTGGAAGAACAAGAGAGTCAAGATGCCAAGGATCAAGTTTTCCAGCGAGAACAGCAATCCGCTCTTCAATCGGTTTCTTGCTAAGAGTAATAATGAGTACTGATTGCCAATTGAAGTATAACCAAGAGAGGATAAAACAAAAGAAAAATGGATTTCGTATCCTTTCGATAACGGCTTCTTTAACTGACTTCAATGTATCATTCATTCGACCGTCCTAAAAAAATCATCAATTATTAAGATATTCTACTTAATTTAATGAATAAACGATAGGCGTTGACCTCCCAATATTCGCGAGTTAAACCTGAGTGCGGCACAGCCAAAGGCCCCGAAGAGCAGGGCCAAGATAAGACCTCTTATTCGGCGTCTTTCTTTTCGTTAATGCGCTGGAATGGGTAACGTTCGGTATCTGCTTTAATATTGCGGTAGAAGTGGGAGCCAATTGATTCAGCACCGGAGAATGCCGCGTAATCATCAGCGGATACGTTTTGGTAGTGATACAGCGCCGCCGGTTCACCCTTTGACTTAAAACGAATCGCCAGAGTGTTGCTAACTGGGTCATGGCCGATGCTGTGGATCTGGGAAGATTCAATCTGCTTCATACTAATTGCTGGTAAATTGCTCATATTGGTTCCTTTTAGGTAAAAAAAAGAGCCACAGCCTAAGCTGTAGCTCCGATGGTTTATTTTGCTTTACTGCTAATTAATGCTTAACGCACGCCGCGAGGTAACTTACTGCAACCACACATCTTTTGGCGGGCAACTGCTGCAATCCGTTTCTCTGGATCTGCTGAAGTTCTGGGCTTGCTGGGTACTGCTGGCATATCTGGCATCGGTTTACACCGCACCAAAACTAATACTGCTTTTTCAACTCGGTTACTTTCACGCTTTGCCAGTGCCTGGATATGGGCATTGCGTTTTTTTGCCATACGCTTTTGACGAGATGTTGTGGCCATTGGTCAGTCCTCAGTTGGCTTTTGCCGGGATATTTATCCACGCCCGGCGCGTGCTATCCTTGCTGTCACCACAACAAGTAAGGATATCTGTATGAAAGAAAGATTTGAATCTACTTGCCCGCTATGTGATAGCGCTGGAAGCTATGTGTTCACCGATTCTTCTAACTACAAAGCTTATAAATGTGTCGAGTGCGGGGTATTTGAAATCAGTACGCATGCAGAAAAACTAGTAAGAAATATGCCACTAGAGAGAAGAGCATTTTATGCATCGCTGGCAAACACTACTCCAGAAGAACCATTATTGGAGATTGCTTTTGAGGTTCTTCCCACAGGGAACCGAGTTACTCATCGTTATATCAGTGCCCGCTAACTGTTGATTTTCTTCAATAGTGCGAATTGACAGCATAAGACCGTCTTTATTCAGCCAGTTATTGAGTTGCTGGAAAGTAAAGCTCGGATATTTTTCCAGTAGTTCCTTTATTTGTAGTTGTATATCTAGGCTAGGTTTATTCATGTAAACACCGTTATCAGTGATCTTATACCTACCTCCTCACACTGACAGAGGCAGGGTAAGTCCACTTCATGATTTTTTTCTCAATTGTGGGTGATTCGTGGTTTAGCTGAGCCGTGACCGGTACACGCGGACCGTTTGATGTCACTTAACCGATTTGTTAAAGAGCGTACCCATTGTTTCGGGTGGTGGTTCTGTTCTTGAATCCAAATGTAACTATAGTTTCGGATTGCGTCAAGTGAGATTTGATACTTTAGTTTCGGGTGCTGTTGTGAAAAACCATTTAGTGTGGTTTTTCTGAAAGATGGGGGAGTTAACGAGGTGGGCAGTCTGATTTATTAAAGGTGGCGGTCAATGTCTTTGTGGGGAATTGGTAAATATAGTTAACTGAGCCTTGATATTTATCGATGAGAATGTTGTCGCAAAGTGCATGAGTAAAACTTTCTTTCGCAACGGCTTTAGCGTGAATAACCGTTTCGTCATCAGGACTCATATCATTTATTTTATATATATAATTAATGCTTTTTTCTTTGACAAACATATCAGTTAAAAGGGTGTTGTCATCTAAACGCTTAGGGATGCCAATTTTGATTTTTTCTTCAGCAAATGCTGGTACGGCTTTTTCCCAAATTGAAGCATTATCTGATTTATCTGTTAGTGTGCGCCCTAAATCTTTAGCGAGGACAGCAAAGATAGTAGCAACAATGAGAATAATAGCTCTCGTGCCCCATTTTTTGATAAAACCTATGAGGCTATTTTCTGTTGTTGCGGCAGGTTTTGGATCAATAATGGTTTGCTGCCTTTTAGGCGAATCACTCAGCCAGGTATTTGAGGGATTTATTTGGCTTGGTTGACTAACTTGAGTTCCGCATGATGAACAATACTTGCTATGGGGCTCAACTGATGCGCCGCATTTCATACAATACATTGCTATCTCCCTATAAATTTTCCCATTTGGCTTCAACGACAACCCCAATAATACGACAGTTACCATTGATTTTTATCATTGGATACTGAGGGTTAAGCGGTTTGAGATATTTATTGCCAGCATCTTCAATATAACGTTTGAATGTAGCCTCATTATCATCAGTTAATTTAGCAATCACCAATTTACCCGAAGTGGGTTCGATATCAGGATTCACTAATACTGACATACCTTCTGGAATGGTTAGCCCCACCGGGGAGGTCATGGAGTCTCCTTTAACATCAAGCCAAAAAGCGTTTTGGCCCGCATATTTGGTGGTAGTGACCCAATCATCTATTTCGTTGAGGCTGTATGGCTCAATAGCTTCAGACCAATTCCCCGCGCTAACCCAACTGATTTTTGGGTACTCATAGGATTGTACAGGATGCGAGTCTTTATTCTCTTTCACATTCGCATCCCAATTAGCGCTGGATGTGGATTGTAATTCAGGATTTCCCTTTCCCGTCTGAAGCCATTCTGGATTGCATAAAAGAGCACGGGCAATATTAAACAGCGTATCACCATTAAAATTTTTGGTCAGCCCCAGCTCAGCTTTGCTTATGGCAACCCTCGATACACCGGCTTTCCTGGCTAATTCTTCCTGACTAAGATTCAAAGCCGCTCTACGTTCGCTAACCCTTTCAGCCAGAGTGCTTGTCATTAAATTCTCCAAATATTGTGTATAGCTAAAATCTGACACCAAAGTAACACCATCTTTGGAAACTTTGTTTTCGTTATTCTCTTGCGTGAGCCCGACACTTTAGTTACGCTTAGCGAGGAGGTTTCAATGAAACTATATGAAATTTTGAAAACTGAAATTGGCAGCAATGCGGAAATTGGCCGCCGCTTTCCTGCAAAAGGTAAGCCACGAACCGGGCAAGCTGTTGGTAAGTGGCGTTCACAAGGTGTGCCTGAAGATATTGCCCTGTTGTGCCATTTATCTTCCTGCATCCCATACACCTATAACCCGGCCGACTATGGCCGTAATCCGGAAAATCTCAGCCTGGTTCTGACCAAACCAGCTCATCAGTAAAGATAGAGGACTGACCAATGACTATTAGCCCAAAGCGTTGGCTCGCTAGCTGGAGAGCTAAGCGTAAAACACAAAAAACTGCTACTCCTCTTTGCCCCCTCTCAATAAACGCAAATGAGGGGAAGAGTGTGACTTTTCAGGATCTGGATCTTCTTGGCTTATGCGTGCTGAAAGGAAAACCTCAGTACTTGAACCATCCAGAAGGGCAGCAAAGTGAGCAAATAATTCCTGACCCTCAGGTGAAATCTCCAATGTCGGATGATTCATGATTGCATCCAGACTTTGCTTGATGCGGAGCTTATGTTGTTCATCACTACCGGATAGCACGGTAATGGCGACAACATCGACCAAGGCTCTAATGTAACTAAGGGAATTATCACTGGACATTGCGCCTCCATGGCGGACTAAAAAAGAAACGATTAACAGTTTATGTCCATGCGTGTAATCACCCAAGATATTTAAGGACTGACCAATGACCACAATTTATCAACCTGCCGCTATAACGGCAGGGGCTACGATAGCCTCTGACGTCCGGCGGGAGTTGCTATCCCGGAAAAAGGTGGGAAAGAACGGTTTACCGTTCCATACCGTGCGTGAAGATCAGATTAAGACCAGGTGGACAGAAAGCGAGGCAGTGGCCATAAAAAGCACCGCCAATGCGCTGGATTCAAACCCTGCAGTAGAAACCAATGTGGCCGCAATTCGTGGTTTTTTGGCGATGTTTGCTGAAGCTCCAGAAATGCTGGCTCACGTCCATGCTGAATTAAAACTCGCCGGGCTGCCGGTACCCGAGTGGCTGCCTGAGCTTCCAATCAGCCAGGAGAAATCCCAATGACTAACATCACGCCAACGACCACACAATCGGTAGAATTGATTGCCAGTATTGTGGGTAAAAAACTGGCTATTGACGGGCAGGAGGCCCGCCGTATGGCTATCACAGGGGCTTTGTCTGGTATCACCCAGGCATTTTATTCCCGCCAACATAGTCCCTCTGATGCAAAGCAGCCGTAGGGGGAACTATGACGCCATCTGAACTCATATACCAATTTGGCCGGCCGATTGCTTACTACCCTGGCTTGGTTCCATATCTTGGGAGCGTAAACGCAGTCATTTTGTTCTGCCAGTTCTTCTATTGGACTGGCAAAGAAACTTCAGAGTTTGGCATTTTTAAAACTACGGAAGAGATTGAATCTGAAACAGGATTGACCTACGAGGAACAACTCACAGCTCGTAAAAAGCTCAAGCAAGCGGGGATTTTGAAAGAAACAAATAAGCGGTTAGAACACCGTATTTACTATCAGATTGATACCGACCGGTTGGATGGGATGCTATCGCAACCTATTGATAAATCCCCAAATGGGGAAAGCCCATTTCGGGAAACGGGAAAACCCCAATTGGCGAACGAGGAAAAGCCCAAGCCGCCAGCAAGGGATTCCCTAACTGGCGGGCAAGGTATTCCCCATTTCGATCATACAGAGATTACTACAGAGATTACTACAGAGAAGCGCACACGTAAGGCGGCTAAAAGTTCGGCAATAGACTTCTCAGCTTTTCCGATGGCTGTTAGCTCTGAGATTTGGGATGACTACCTAAAACACCGAAAAGCAAAACGAGCTCCAATGACTCAGACCGTGGTGAACATGTTGGGTAAGGAGTTGAGTAAAGCGGTTGCTGCTGGATGGTCTGTGGATGATGCGTTGTCTGAAGCCATGGCCGCCGGTTGGCAGGGGTTGAAATTTGAATGGTTGCAGAATCGTAGTCGGCCACAAAATCAGTGCGCTGGTAACACCGGCATGAGTCGTCAGGAAGCGCTGGAGGCGCACAATGCGCGGGTTGCGGATGATTTTGTCAATGATGGGTGGTGAGTATGCAGGGTTTAGATGATAAACGTGAGTTCGCGGAGGTCATGAAAGCCACTCTTGCGATATATGGTAAAGATGCTTCAAAAGCCGTGCTCGATCTCTATTGGAATGCGTTGCTGCCATACGATATCGACACAGTGCGCAAGGCATTTAGCAACTGGCTTACTGATCCAGACCAAGGCAGATTCTCACCAAAACCTGCCGATATTATCCGCAATATCCAACATATTGCCGGTAAGCCCGATTGGCTTTCAGCGAATGAGGCGTGGGCATTGGCATTACCTGCGCAAGATGAGGCTAACACAGTGATCTGGACGAATGAAATTGCCCAGGCATGGAATATTGCTCAGCCAATTATGCAGGAAGGCGACAAGGTAGGTGCGCGTATGGCTTTCATTGCGGCCTATGAGCGATTGACTAAGGCAGCACAGGGGACAGGCCGAACACCGGAGTGGTCAGTGTCGGAGGGATGGGACAAAGAAACGGTAAAAGGCGCGGTTGAACAGGCGGTAACAACAGGACTATTGCCCAAACCTAAAGCTGAGAAATATCAGTTGTTGTTATCAGATAAGGGCAAGTTGGGTAATGGGGTACCAACAAAAATCCGTCATTTTTTAGACGAGTTGAAAGACAAAATTAAACAGGATCAGGAGGAAAGGGCAAGAGGATGGCGCGATGAAAGTATCAGGTTACAAGAGTCTCTGGACAGTAAACACCGAGAGTCATTACAGCAGGCCGCCGACCACGGTTTGCATAATAATCAAATTACTGAGGACTGACCAATGAGCATTAATTTCAAGAACGTGTTGATTTACAAACTATCCCGCGATGTATCTTTCGCCAATCTGGAAGAGCAAATGGCGCAATTCGCATTTACACCGTGTGGTAGCCAGGATATGGCGAAAACTGGTTGGATATCGCCAATGGGTAACGAAAGCGCCACGCTAGCGCATGTGGCTAACAAGCAAATCCTGATCACATTGCAGTGTGAAAAAAAGGATTTACCTGCGCCGGTTATCGCCCGTGAGCTGGCGAGTAAAGTTGAACGCTTGGAACAAGAGCAACACCGTAAACTGAAAAAAACAGAAAAAGACTCGCTGAAAGATGAAGTTATCCAGACTCTGCTGCCACGGGCCTTTAGCAAATACTCTACAACATCCATCTGGATTAACGCAGGGGCTGGGTTAATCATCATCGATGCTGCTAGCGCACGGAAAGCTGAAAATGCATTGGCATTACTGCGCAAAACCATGGGTTCACTGCCTGTTATCCCTATGACACTTGATACCCCAATTGAACTGACGCTGACCGAATGGTTGCGCTCAGGTGCCGCGCCTGCTGGGTTTGTGCTTCAGGAAGAAGCTGAGTTAAAGGCCGTGTTGGAACAGGGTGGCATTCTGCGCAGTAAACATCAGGATTTAGTCAGTGACGAGATCCGTGGGCATATCGCCGCCGGTAAACTGGTTACCAAGTTGGCTTTGGAGTGGCGAGAACGTATCAGTTTCATGTTGTCCGACGATGGCAGCCTGAAGAGAGTTAAATACAGTGCCACGCTTCTGGAGCAAAACGACGATATCGATCGCGAGGATTATGCCCAGCGATTTGATGCCGATTTCATTCTGATGACGGGTGAATTAGCTGCCTTAATTGCGGATCTGGTTATGGCATTAGGCGGGGAGGCAACCAGTAGTTCATGGGTTGACTTGGACGGCGCAGAACGGGACGATGATGATCGCTATCCTGAAGCAGTGGAGTTCATCAAGGCAAAAGGTAAAGCTTCAATCTCTGGGCTACAGCGTGAACTCCGCATTGGTTATAACCGTGCTGCCTGGCTGCTAGAAAGAATGCAGGTTGAAGGCATTGTCTCACAACCAACGCCAGACGGAACCCGCCAAGTGCTGGTCGGGGAGGGCGCGTAATGGTGATCAAGCCACACGTACCCAACGCCGAAAGGGTTGGTATTAACAACGATGTAAGGTCTATGCGCCTTGCTGGCCGTTTAAGCGATACCAACAGCCAGTTAAACCGCGTGATCAGTGCCGCCAGCGGTGCTGACTGGCGGACCCTGCGCGATCTCGAAAAGTTATTATCCCAGATGTTCCCCGGTGAAGGTGATACCCAGACCGCTATAAGCGCACGCCTGCGTGAAATTAATCCTGTCCGCCATGGGCTGGTGAAGCAGGTTAGAACTGTCCGCAATGAGGATAGCGGTAAGCGTGTTTGGTTTTATCGCCTGGTTCCAAATTCTGGTCATGGGGAGCCATTGCATGATTGATTTCTCCAATACCCAATATGTTCATGATCTGGCAGCTCTCAAATCCGCCCAAACGCATAAGTTGAAATTGATTGGTGATCAGTGGCGCACGCCAGATGCTCTGTTCTGGGGTATCAATGCGATGTTTGGCCCGTTAGTTCTGGATCTGTTCAGTGATGGTGAGAATGCGAAAACGCCTGCTTATTACACTGCTGAAGATAATGCGCTCACTCAAGATTGGGCAGCGAAACTGACCGAGTTGAATGGTGCCGCTTTCGCCAATCCTCCCTACAGCACGGCGAAGAAGCATGAAGGGCAATATATCACTGGTATGCGGCACATCATGGCTTATACCTCTGAAATGCGGCAGCGCGGCGGTCGATATGTCTATTTGACCAAAGCGGCAACGTCAGAGGTGTGGTGGCCTGAAGAAGCTGACCATATTGCTTTCATTCGCGGCAGAATTGGTTTTGAAGTACCTGCATGGTTCCGTCCCGAAGATAGCACTCAGGTGGCCTGTAATGCCGGGTTTGGTGCGGCTATTGCCATTTTCGATAAGGAATGGCGTGGCCCAGCCATTAGCTATATCAGCCGTGAGCAGTTACTTGCCACTGGCGAAGCATTTTTAGCCCAGATCCGTAGAGAGGCCGAGCGGCTGTCCTCAATGGGGGCCGTATGACAACAACGCAGCGAACTAAGTCCCCGAGAAAGAAAAAGACTGAGGTGCTGGGCGTCCTGTTACCTGGTGGTGGAATCAAGTACGCCACTGATCATGATCGCGAAACGATGAAAGGGGTGCCTGCGGGCACACCAATCTCAATGAGTCCAATTGGCGACCGGCGCAACCTGAAGCATCACCGTAAATTCTGGAAATTGTTGGAGCTGGGTTTCTCATATTGGGTACCGGATTGGACCTTTGTTAGTGCGCCAGAGGAATGGATAGCCCATGAGGTGGCTAAAGCTGTGGGTAGTGCCGCTGGAGATCCTGAACTCTATGAGAATGTTACAAAGTCTATTGCTCAAGCAGTATTAGACAGGGTAATCAGGCAGCGCCAGAAGAGGTTTGATGGGGAGGCTGTAAAGACTGATGCAGCCTACTTCAACCACGTAATGATCAAAGCCGGATTCTATGACCTGATGCCAAACCCAGAGGGTGGCACATTGAAACAGCGTTGGAGTATCGCATTCGTGAATATGGATCAGGGCTCTTTTGACCATATTTATAAAGGCGTGGCCGGTGTTATCTGGAATGAGACATTAGGCCAGCACTTTGATAATGAGTATGAAATGGAACTGGCAGTTAACCGGCTGCTGGAGTATTGAGATGAAATCTCCGGCATTTAGAAGTAAAGCCCTACGCGATTCCGCGCGGGGCCAATGCTGCACGCTACAGATCCCCAGCATCTGTAACAGTAACCCAGAAACAACGGTACTGTGCCATTTACCCAGTTCAACCCACGGCCTGGGGTATAAGTCAGATGATTACTGGGCCGTATTTGGGTGCAACTGCTGCCATGATGTTATTGATGGGCGGGTACCATATGAATGGCAGCCTGGAGAGCTTGAGGAAACGATATTACTGGCATTGCATGCAACTCTTAGGATTTGGCTGGAGGAATCGCTGGTAACCGCTAAAGGGGGCCAGTTTGCTTAATAGCATAGATGCCATTGGCATCATCGGAACAGCAGCAAAGCTGGAAGTGCGTAACGGGAAAGTTCGTAAAGTTAACCACCAGGCGGAAACCGAGGAACAGGCCGCGCTTATTGAGTGGGCAGATAAAACTGTTATTGATGGTATTTGTATCGGGGATTATCTGATCCATATCCCCAATGAGGGGAAACGCGGGCCAAAGGCTGCGAGGGATGCTAAGCGGCTTGGATTGAGGAAGGGGGTGCCGGATTTGTTTCTGGCTTTGCCGCGCGGTGGCTATGCGGGGTTGTGGATTGAGATGAAAGCGGAAAACGGAAAGGTCACTAAAATGCAACTAGGGTGGATATATCGACTAACTGATGCCAAATATGTGGCTAAAGTTTGCCATGGATTTGAACATGCCAAAGCAGAGATAAGGTGCTACTTATCCTAAATTAGTAGTAAAAATTGAGGATTAATACCATTTTTAATAGTTCTTTATATTTATACCCAAACTCGAGCTAATCCATTATAATAACTATGTGTTATCATTGTTCTGTGATTTTGGTCACGAACTCCTAATAAGTAGATACATTAGTTGATATGTAATTGTTTCGGTTGTAACTTTGTCTGAAAGTTATAATGTTATGAGATGATTATGAAGAGTGATACATCGGCACGGCAATTTTTCTGGGTAAATCATAATAAGCTATATAAAACTGAACGAAGTGGTGGTTTTTTACGCTGCCCTTATACCAATAAGGATGGTTCTAATAATCAAACTTATACAAATATCCGGGACGTGAAACTTGGTGATATAATTTTTTCATTCGCCAAACAAGAGATTGGTGCTCTAGGTGTTGCTACCTCTACATCGTATCAAGTTGTAAGATCTCCAGATTTAAATGGATTTGAAAAACCACTTCAAAAAGTTAACGTGGACTTCAGTTATCCACTGACTCCATTCAAACCTAAAGATAAAATAAAAGAAATCTCGCCGCTTCTTGAAAATAAATACTCGCCAATTCGTACTGACGGAGGCGGAAATCAAAAGTTCTATTTAACGAAACTGAGTGAAGAGCTCGGTATGCTTTTGCTCAAATTGAGTGAAAGCAAGAATATATTAAAAATATCTGATAAGATTTCAATGTCAGTAAGGGAATCGCAATTAGCTGAATCATTGGGAGTCGATGATATTTATCAGGATGTGCAAGAGGTTCTTGACTCAAATAATATTCCTGAAACTACCAAGAAACTTTTAGTTGATGCACGTGTAGGTCAAGGTGGTTTTAGAAAAAAATTAATAGAACTCTACCCCAAATGCCCAGTTACCGGCATAGGTATGCCTGAAATGATCCGTGCTAGTCACATAAAACCGTGGCGAGAAAGCTCTGATAAAGAGAGATTAGATCGATATAATGGTTTGATGCTGGCCGCGCATGTGGATGTATTGTTCGATAAGGGTTTTATTAGTTTTTCCGATCAGGGGGAAATGCTTATCGGAGACGAGCCATTAATTAGTGAAATAATAGAAGAACTCAATATAAAAACAGATATAAAAATAAAAATTAATAATAGATCAATGAAATATCTTAAGTGGCATAGGGATAATCTATTCAATAAGAGTAAATGATTGGTTGTATAACAAATGTGATTTTGTGCTTATTATAGATAATAGGTATCGTTATTTTTTTGAAAAAAGAGCAATGGATAGGCATTGACTGCTCAAAATGACTCTAATCATTGTTGCGATTCATAGTATGAGCTATACAATCAGTCCTGACCGCCAAACACAGGACTGACCAATGACCACTGCTATTGAACAACTTATCAAAATGCACGATCCGCGCTGCGTCAGCATTGAATCGCTGAACATTGGCCGAGGCCGTGCAGTTTTGACCAAAGACCAGATATTAGGTACCTTTGCTACGTGCCAGCATATACACCCTGTCGGATTCGATATTTTGATGACCAAATACCGCAATGACTGCAAAGCAGAGCAACGCTTACGGGCCGCAATTAGTGTGTGGCTGCATAAGCGACCACATCCACCTCGAGCCATTGCTGCCTGCCAGTTAGCGCTGAATATGGTATTGGATAGAAATCTCCCGGCGCAGGTAGAGCAAATTGCAACTTTACTGCGGCGTTACGGCTCCCGTACTGGAATGACCAGAAAAGTCGTTGATGGGCTACAGCAGCAAATCAAATTACTGGAAAGAGATAAAGCCCAGGCACTTGATGATGGCACTATCGCATTACTGGCAGACGAAATAAAAACCCTTCAGTCCAAAATCAAAACAGAACGCGGAGCATTGCGGGCATGGGCTAATCAGCAGGCATCTGTAACGCAGGTATGCCCACGTTGCCATGGTGCCGGTAAAACTCTGCGACCTCATCCAGAAACATGCAACGAATGCGGTGGTAGTGGACGTATACCGCCAACAATGGAACATCTGCGCAAATCCATGGGCATCATAGGGGCTGAGATACCTCCCGGGGAGTGGGCTGCGCAATATGTATCTTTGGTTAAAGAATGTATGCATTGGTTGATGATTGAAGAGTCCGAAGCTGCTGATACCCTCAGGCAACGAGTGAATGAAGAAATCGGGGATTGATATGGGAATATATGGTGATACAGCAGTAGAGGTTGTGAAGCATTATATTCGCGGTCAAGATTTAGAAGAGTCATGGTTGCGGCAGATAACTTTTTTTACGACAAGTGAAGTTAGCCGTGAAAAAGGATGCCCTAGATCTGCATTTCTCGGCTTATGTGAAAATGGTTGGGTTAAAGGGATACCACCTGGCGGTTACTTGAATAAAAACAGTCCAAATAAAGATTACGCCATCGAGGGAGCAAAAATAGTCTTAGCTAATCCCAGCAAGCAATATTCAGCATCTAAATTGTGGGGTGAAGCTAAAAGAGCCTTCCCTGAAGGAGCTAGTAATCACAATCAGCAGATGACTGTGGTTATTGCGTTGATGAATAATGATCTTTTGCAATACCCTCCATTGACTGAATGATTAATACGCGCTAAATTTCCGAAAGATGCCGGAGTATGCTTAAAAGCTGCTCCGGTTTTTTATTGGTCAGTTCCAGTCAGTCCTGACTACCCCAAAAGCCTGCATGGTTCGCCCAGCCGGCTTTTTTATTTCCCCAACCGGGGAGGTGGTGCATGAAAATGAATGACACAAGCCAATTTCAGTATTGGTGGACGGGGTCACTTGCCGCGTTCTCCGTATTAAGCACGCAGGACTACATATTTATTGTCGGCGCAGCGATTAGTGCATGGTTCACAATAAAAACGTATTACGCAAACAGGCGTGAAAAGGATGCTCAACTAAAAGAAGAACAGAAGCGGACGCAGTTACTTCGTGAGTTCTTAGAAGATAAGACCGTCGAGACTAACCCGGAAGCTATAGCTGTAGTGAATGAAGCTCTACAAAGAATGGAGAGGTGATATGTCTCCTGGATTGCGAAATAAAATAATCGGCGCGGCTTCAGGCGGTGCTATGGCAATTGCGGTGGCGTTAACTGGTGGTCATGACGGACTAGAAGGGCGTGAATACTTGCCTTATCGTGATGTAGTTGGCGTGCTAACAGTCTGCGATGGTCACACTGGCAAAGATATCATCCCCAGCAAACGTTACAGTGATGCTGAATGTGATGCTTTGCTACACAAAGATTTGATCCCCGTATTTGCCGCCATCGACCGCATCGTTAACGTTCCAATGTCCGATTTCCGTAAAGCTGCCCTGGCATCATTTGGCTACAACGTTGGTATTACTGCCATGACTAATTCCACCATGGTGAAAAAACTCAACCGTGGCGATACTTCTGGCGCGTGCGATGAGCTGCGTAGATGGATTAAGGCTGGTGGCAAGGTCTGGAAGGGGTTAGTCAATCGCCGTGAAGTCGAGCGCGAATTATGTCTGATGCCATAAAACCGTTATAAATTAGCTAATAACACCCATTTACATGCTGTTTTGGTAACGCTACGTGAAATCTGAATCACTGGTGTATGCCATTACCCCTGCTTTTTTCATAGTAAACGGCATTAAGCCCGGATCCTGATATGTCCACAAAACTACTTATCGCGATTGCCAGCGTTCTGCTGGTGGTGATCCTGTGCCTTGGCGGTACCGCTTTCTATTTCCACAAATCTGCTGTTGAGAAGGCTGGGCAATTATCACAACTGCAAAGTGATCTGGATGAATCAAAAGCCACCCAGGCATTACAGGCTTTTCAGTTCCAGCGCTTCAATGAGATAGCTGCGCAGGCCGGTAGCTATAACGTCACCATTTCTGCCAAAAGCGAGGAAAGGCAAATTGAAAACCGCAAAGACCTCAAAGTTGAGGAATGCGCTGATCGGTATATCCCTGATTCTACTGCTCAGCGGATGTACGACTATACGGACGGTTTACGTGCCAGGGCAATGCGCAATTCCGGCCAACCTGACGGAACCCTTACTGGTGCCACTTCCCCCCACAGAATGACTTACCGCCAAGCAGTGCTGTGGATTGACCCGTTACTGACCCTGTTAGACCGGGCTAATAACGATAGAGAGTTGATCCGCAGTCTGCCATCACAGCAACCCAATGGGGATAAATGAGCTGAAGCAAGTCATTACAGAGTCACTTCCCAAGAGGTGGCTCAATAATGGCCCACAACAGACTAATAGAACACTATGGCAAAGCATGATTGGGAAGCGTTACAAGCTGCCTTTCTGGCTGATAACGCGGTTACAGGAATTACCGCTCAGCAATGGTGTGAACAGCATGGACTTAATTACCAATCTGCACGCCGCTATATCAAACCTCGTGCTGCGCAGTCTGCGCAAAAGAAACCCCGTAGAACTGCGCACAATGCGCAATCCGATGCTACTGCGCAACAGTGCGCAAACAGTGATGACGTGGAAGAGGAAGAACAGAAATTATCATCGGACACAGACGATGACCGCGATCCCGAGTCAGAACCAGCCGAGAAACCGAACTCCGGCAGATCTGGCAACGGGCAATTTACCAAAGGCAACCGTCATTCAGAAGGTAATGCAGGTAATCCCAATCCGGTTGGCGCTTTTACTCCCGGCAATCAGGCAGCCAGAAAGCATGGCGCTTATGCGCGGTATCTGAATGCAGATGATTTGTTTGAGGCAGCGGCAGATTCAGATCTTCATGACGAACTGATATTCACCCGAGCGCGGGCATTATCAGTTACCAAGACCATGCGGAAAATCCACGAGGATTTAGTGGCAGCGGAGTCTGTTGAAGCGCGAATAGAACTGTATGACAAGCTGCTCAAGGCTGAATCAGCGCTGGATAGAAACATTGGCCGTATTGAATCCATAGAGAACAGTTTGAGTAAATTGAAGTTGGATGCCATCAACGGACCTCGTTTAAAGGCTGATACCTACCGCATTAAAGCAGCCACTTCTAAGTTGGAGGCTGAGACTCAAAAATTAACGTCAGAAGGCAAGGGAGTCACAACACCACTCAGCGAAGCAGTGAAGGAAGTTAGGGACTCAGGACAGGACGGTTTGCTGTGAAACAAGAAGATAGACTTAACGATGCAGATATTGCCGTAATGACTGAAGCAGAACAGATAGCCTATATCAAAGCTCATTTATCTGATGTTTGGTGGCGGTTGAATAACCTATACAAGATAGTCAATGAAGATGGCGAGTTAGTGACCTTTCGCATGCGCCCTGCACAGCGAGAGTTGTTCAAGAATATGCACTATCGAAATATCATTCTAAAAGCTCGCCAACTAGGCTTCTCAACAGGTATAGATATCTACCTGCTCGACCAGGCGCTTTTTAACAAAAATCTCTCCTGTGGGATCATTGCTCAGGATTTACCGGCAGCAGGCGAAATATTCAGTACCAAAATATCTGTTCCGTTCGATAACTTGCCTGTTTGGTTACGCGCAACGTTTCAAATCAATACCCGACGCGAAGGTGCCAATGGTGGGCATATCGAATTTGCTCATGGTTCAAAGATCCGCGTATCAACCTCATTTCGTTCAGGGACGGTTCAACGGCTACATATTTCAGAGCATGGAAAAATTTGCGCGAAGTATCCGGCCAAAGCGAAAGAGGTCAGAACTGGGACATTAAACGCCATCAAAGACGGTTGTATTGTATTTATTGAAAGTACCGCGGAAGGAGTTGGCGGCGATTTCCACACCATGAGCACGCGAGCAATGGATTTAGGCCAATTAAATCTACCGCTCACATCGCAAGATTATAAATTCCATTTCTTTGCCTGGTGGCAGGATCCGAAGTATCAGGCTCCGGTACCGGATGGTGGCCTGCGTTTAAGCAAATACCATCAGGAATATTTTACTGCTGTTGAGCAAGCGATGGGTATCACTCTGCTCGATGAGCAAAAGCAGTGGTACATCCGCAAGGAGATTGAGCAGCAAGAAGAAATGAAACAGGAATTCCCCAGCACGCCATCTGAGGCATTTCTAACGTCCGGCCGCCGCGTATTCGCCGCCATTAACGTCATGAAAGCTGAAGGTCAGTGTAAGCCTCCGTTACTGGTATATGACATTGAGCCAGTCACAGGTAAACGAACCAAAGTTCAGGCGTTACGGGCAGGTAATTCCGAAGAACTGCAACGCACGCTACTGAACCACTTATTGGTGTGGGAGCTACCGGATCCGGATGAAGATTACGCCATTGGTGGGGATGTGGCTGAAGGTTTGGAAAATCGTGACCGATCATCATTTGATGTAGTGAAGAAGTCTACCGGGGAGCAGGTCGCCCACTGGTTCGGTTATCTGGATGCTGAATTGTATGCTCAACTGCTGGCTCATGTTGGCAAATGGTACAACACGGCATTCATTGGCCCAGAACGAAATAACCATGGTCATGCCGTCATACAGAAGTTACGCGAAGTTTACCCACACCGTTCTATCTATTCAGAGCAATACCTCGACCGTGATCATGATGATGAAACGCCAAAGCTTGGCTGGCTGACCACAGCACAAAGTAAGCCGGTCATTATTGAAGGGCTTAAATCATTGCTTCGAGAAAATGCCTCTGGCGTTCGCTGGATTGGCACCATCAATGAATTGAATACCTACGTTTACGATGCAAGAGGTCGCATGAATGCCCAAACCGGTTGTTTTGATGACCAGGTGATGAGCTATGCCATTGCACAAGAAATGAGAGCCCGTATGCCAGCACGCCCTAAACATACGCCTATTGACCGTTCGAAACCTAAACACTGGATGGCTATCTGATGAATACCGCGACCAATCAAACTGAGCCTGCTCAGCCAGTCAACCGCGACCGCTTTACGCTTGAGCGCTTGATGGATATCTCTTCAGATATTGACCATCAGCCAGATTGGCGCACCAGTGCTAACACGGCTTGTGCTTATTACGATGGAGATCAACTTGCGCCGGAAGTGGTGGCAAAGCTGCGGGAGCGTGGGCAACCATTGACGCAGCATAACCTTATCGCGCCCACTATTGACGGTGTGCTGGGTATGGAAGCCAAGACCCGTACTGATTTGATGGTGATTGCCGATGATCCCAATGAGGAAATGGAGATCATGGCCGAAGCCGTCAATGCTGAATTTGCGGATGCGTGCCGCTTAAGTGGATTAAACAAAGTCCGCAGTGATGCCTATGCCGAGCAAATCAAAGCCGGTTTATCATGGGTTGAGGTACGCCGTAACGATGATCCCTTTGCCAATAAATTCAAAGTCTCTACCGTTCATCGTAATGAAGTGTTCTGGGATTGGTTCAGTCGCGAGGCGGATCTAAGTGATTGCCGTTGGCTGATGCGTAAGCGCTGGCTGGATGTAGACGAGGTGAAAGGGACTTTCCCCGATAAAGCACAAATCATCGATTATTCCCTCAATGAATGGAAAGGCTTTGTTGATACCGTTCTGGCTGACGGGCAAGAATCGGATCTGATGAGTGCCTATGAAGAATATCAATCGTGGAGCCGTGAAAGCACCGAGTGGGTCACCTCCAACCGTAAGCGCGTGCTGCTTCAGGTTATCTATTATCGCACCTTCCAACGCCTGCCTATTCTGCAACTGAGCAATGGCCGCGTTGTAGAATATGACAAGAACAACGTTATGCATGCTGTGGCGGTGGCCACTGACCGGGTTCAGGTCACCATGGCGCGAGTCAGCCGGATCCGTGAATCATGGTTTGTCGGGCCTCATTTCATCATCGACCGCCCCTGTACCGCGCCGCAAGGCATGTTTCCGCTGATTCCGTTCTGGGGCTACCGCAAAGATAAAACTGGAGCACCCTATGGTTTGGCCTGTCGCGCTATACCGGCACAGGATGAAGTGAATTTCCGCCGCATTAAACTGACCTGGCTATTACAGGCCAAGCGAGTGATTAAGGATTCAGATGCCACGGAAATGACTGATAAACAGTTGGCCGAAGAAATCGAGCGCCCGGATGGGGTGATTAACCTCAACCCCAACCGCGCCAATAAAACCACTGCCGCAGACGCATTAAACATCCAGCAAGACTTCCAAGTTGCACAGCAGCAGTTTCAGGTGATGCAGGAATCCATGAAGTTGATTCAGGACGGATTGGGGGTTTACTCCGCGTTCCTTGGACAAGACTCCAATGCATCCAGTGGTGTGGCAATCAGTAACTTGGTAGAGCAGGGGGCGACTACCTTGGCGGAGATCAACGATAACTATCAGTTTGCTTGCCAACAAGTGGGCCAGTTATTGTTGTGCTATTTGCTGGAAGAGTTAACCAAGCGCCGAAATTATCCGGTAGTGATTAATCGTGATGATCCACGCAAGCGCAAAGAGGTGGTATTGAATGCCGCCGAAGAGGCTGGCCGGATGAATAACGATGTATCACGGCTACGTGCGCATATCGCTCTGGCACCGATTCAACAGACGCCAGCCTATAAATCTCAACTGGCGCAGCGTTTGTCTGAGGTCATCACCGGCTTGCCACCGCAGATTCAGGTTAGCGTGTTGGATATGTGGGTAGAGCTGTTAGACCTGCCAAATAAACAAGAATTTGTTGAGCGGATCCGTGGTGCACTGGGTACACCAAAATCGCCAGATGAGATGACACCAGAAGAACAGCAGGCGGCACAGCAGGAACAACAGCTACAGCAGCAACAGCAAGAGCTGGCAATGCGTGAGATTGCCGGTAAGGTTGCAAAATTGGAGGCTGAAGCCCAACGTATTAATGCCCAAGCGGAACGCGAGGCAACATTAGCCAATGGTCAGCGCTTTAGTGATGCTTATACTCAGGCTAAAACGGGGCAGGTGCTGCAAGATATGCAGAATGTGACCGAAGAGATTGGTGCGTTACATGAAGAAATGATGCAGACCATTCAAGGTCAAATTGACCAAATACCATTATAGCTATTGCATGCCTGCAAAATACGCGCTAAATTTCCGAAAGATGCACTACATTGCACTGAATTAAGCCTCGCCTAATCGCGGGGCTTTTTGCTTTCTGGTATCTCTGATTTTCATCTGAATTACTTGCCCACAATTCGTGGGCTTTTCTTTTTCTACCATCAAGGTTCATGTCGCTAAGCGCTCTTATCCAAGAGTGCTTATTCGCATGGGCAGCGATACGCCTTTCTCATTCGGATCTATCCGGTAAATAGTCATGCAGGAGTCATAACGTGGACATTGAATTAACAGGTAATGAAACGCCAGAAGAGTTGGAAGCGCTGATCGATGGATTTGGTGATGTGGATATTTCTGATGTCACACAGGCAGCGGCGGTAACGACTACCCCAGTTGCTGTTGTAGTGGACAATACTACTGAAGATACCAATGCAGTAGTCAATACGGGCGATAAGAAAGACGAGCCGACGCCGGGCGCGACGACTACAGCACCGGCCACTGAAGTTACACCAACCGAAAGCACTGAGAAGCCAAAAGGTATTCTCAGCAAAGACGGTCAGCACGTTATTCCTTACGATGTGCTGGTGGCCGAGCGGACTGAAAAACAGCGCTTAGCAGGCACCAATCAGCAAACGGCAACGGAGTTAGCTGAAGCGAAACGCCAACTGGCAGCGTTAACGCGACAAATCAACTCTGCTGGTATGCAGCCCGTTCCCTTACCTGAAAAAGCGCAAATTACGCCTGAACAAATTAATGATATTCGCGACGACTTCCCCGGAATGGCGGCAATGTTCGATACCTTGGTGCAGAAAATCGATTACCTGCAACAAGGCCAGCCAGCACAAGCTACCCATCAGCCGAGCGGTAATCCAGTTGCAGATGCCATGAATGCCGTACCTGATTTGAAGTCATGGCAGGATCAAGACCCTGACCGCTTCACACTGGCGGTACACATTGATACTAATCTGCAAAATGACCCTGCATGGAAAGACAAGTCTTTAACTGAGCGCTTTGCGGAAGTAGCGAAACGCACTAAGGCTGCCTACGGTGAATCGGTCGAACCGGTTCAACAAGAGCAGGCTACGACCACCACCACCACTGCGGCCACGCAGACCACCGCAGATGTGCAACGGATTGCTGCTGAGAAACTAGCCGCTGCAACTGCGGCGACTCAAGTACCTGGCTCACCGTCAGATCTCGGTGTAACAACGACTCATACAGCTTCGCCCTTGGAGCAGGCTGCTAATGCTTCTCCAGATCAGTTACAGGCAATGTTTGCCGGTATGACTGATGCCCAAATTGAGGCGTTGTTAGACCAGGCAATCTAGTAATCCAATTGACTTAAACCTCAACCCGCTTTGGCGGGTTTTTTATTTATGGAGTATCTATGACGACTATCACCTCTGCCCAAGCGAATAAGCTGATGCAGGTCGCGCTGTTCACGGCGGCAAACCGCAACCGCTCATTTGTTAACGTGTTAACCGAACAACAGGAAGCGCCGAAGTCGGTCAATCCTGATAAGAAAGGTACTACCCAGACCAGCCACAATGCACCGGTTGTTCGTATCACTGATCTGCAAAAGCAGAAGGGTGATGAAGTGGATATGCAGATCGTCCATAAACTGTCTAAGCGTCCCACTATGGGTGATGAGAAATTGGCCGGTCGCGGTGAAAATCTGGCATTTGCGGATTTCGCACTAAAGATTAACCAAGGCCGCCATCTGGTTGATGCGGGCGGGAAGATGTCTGAGCAGCGTTTCAAGCACAACCTGAATAAGACCGCCCGCACCTTGCTGGGGACTTACTTCAATGATGTGCAGGATCAGTCTGCTACCTTCCATCTGGCGGGGGCGCGTGGCGATTACATGGCCGATGACACCATCGTGCCGCTGGCTGATCACGGTGAGTTTGGCAAGATCATGATTAACGATGTGTTGCCGCCAACCTATGACCGCCATTTCTATTCTGGTGATGCCACCTCCATGGAAACCTTGGATGCAGCGGACCTGTTCACGCTGGCCACTGTCGATAACATCGCCCTGTTCCTTGATGAAATGGCTCACCCGTTACAGCCGATCCGCATGTCTAAAGATGAGTTGGCTAACGAAGATCCGTACTTTGTTCTCTACGTGACACCGCGCCAGTGGAATGACTGGTATACCTCAACGTCCGGTAAAGACTGGCAAGCCATGATGACCCGAGCAGTGCAGCGTTCTAAGGGCTTTGATCACCCGCTATTCAAAGGCGAATGTGCCATGTGGCGCAACGTGCTGGTGCGGAAATATGGCGGTACGCCAGTCCGCTTTAATACGGGTTCTAAGGTGCTGGTATCCAATAATGACTTGGCGGCATCAACCAAGATCATCACCACTGGCACCACTATTGACCGCGCTATGCTGTTGGGCGGCCAGGCACTGGCTAACGCTTACGGTACTGGCGATGGCGGCGGTTTCTTCGGTTACAACGAAGAGAAAGTGGACCATGGCAACGGGACTGAAGTCTCTATCCGCTGGATTAACGGTTTGAAGAAGATCCGCTTCAAACAGAAAGATGGCCGAGTCAATGACCACGGCGTCATGGTCGTGGATTCAGCGGTCACTCTGGGCAAGTAATCCCTCAGTAATTCAATACGCTAATACCCCAAGGGGCAGACTTCGGTCTGCTCTCTTTTTGTCTGGAGAAAAATGTTATGACCATTATTAAAGCGCCTTCTATTGGCGATGCGGTATATCAAGGCCCGCAAGGAAACCTGTCGCTGGCTGAAGGGCAGATTATTTTGAAAGATGCTGCTGCCGGTGATGTGATTGAGTTTTTGGAATTGCCTATTGGTATGCGAATCTATGGTGTGAGTGTGGTCAGTGAAGCGCTTGGTGCAGGTGTAACCGTAGAGGTTAAGAGCGGAACCACCTCATTAGTGGCTGCTGCTAGCCATACCGCTGCTGTCGCAAAGAATGTGCCAATTGTCCCTTACAGCACGCAAGCAGCAGGCGAGAAAGTGACTGCGGTAATTGCCGGTGGTGCGGCAAATGGCCGTTTGGTCGTTAACATCTTGTACGTAGCTGTCGGTTACTAATTCCATATTATTCCCCTCTAAGCCCGCTTCGGTGGGCTTTTTGCTATCTGCTATCTGCTATCTGGAGTTTCCTATGCCTAATAAAATCGCAGTGGTCTATATCGGCCTAAAAGAAAAAAAACGTGACACCATTACCGGTAGCCGCTTGGTATTCCCGCGCCATAAACCGGTCGATGTTGAAAGTGCCATTGCCCATCAGTTGTTGGATTTCCCAACAGTATTTATTCGATACGATGAATTAGAAAGTACGCTCAATTTGCAACAAGCCTCAGAGCAAGAACATGCAGAGCTGGCTGCGCAACTTATAGAACAAGCCAAACTTGAGGCCGCAAAAAATAGTTTTGTCCTGAAGATCGGTGGCGGTGATGTTGATATTGCCAAGCTGACTTCTGTTCAACTGGCAACGTTAGTCGAATCTGAAGATCTGGATATCAAGCAGGCTGCTCAGGAAAAGGTGGATGATTACCGCGTGCGTGTTCGCGAAGCCATTCAGACTAAAAACGCTGCCAGCACTGAGGCTGAATAACTATGGCGACACTTGACGCATTTCTGCCGAGCATACGAAAGCATATCAGCGGCCCGCTGGATATCATGATGAAACAGGCCGCATTAGAAGCAGCGATCACCTTTTGTCGTGAGTCATTACTCTGCCGTGACGCGGTCACTTTTAATGATATTACTCCGGGCACGACTTATATCCTGACGGACAGTGAGCTGGTGAAATGCGTCAAGCGGCTACGGGTAGTTGACCTCACTAATCAGCTTAGTAATGCCAGTGCGCCGGGTATTATGTTGACGGCAGGCATTGAATTTACCGTCAAGTCTGCCAATCAAATCATCTTCAATCAGCCGTTGACCAAAGTGACGGTGGATTTTGCTATTGAACCCAAACGTGATGTGACTGAAGTACCGGATGTACTGGCAGATGATTACGCTGATGTGATCGCCATTGGTGCGCTGGAAGATTTATTTATCATGCCGGGCAAACCGTGGACTGATCCGCAGCGCTCACAATATTTTGGCGTGCGCTTTGTCGATGGCTATCGTCGCGCATTCCGTGAGGCGCTGGATAACTCCCCGATCACCGCCTTCAATAACCCCATTCGTAAACACGAGTTCTTCTAATGATCACTATTGCCGAGATTATTGGGCGGGTTAATACCCAGCTCAAAGATACAGCATGGCTGCGCTGGCCGTTGGCGGAGCTATGTGATTATTACAATGATGCTATCCGGGCCATTATTCTGGCAAGGCCAGATGCAGGTGCTACGACTGAAGTGATGACCACGGAAGTGGGAACCAAACAGAGGTTGCCGGAGGGCGCGATCCGCTTAATTGAAATGATTCGTTTAGTAGACGGCAGGGCATTAAGGCCGGTACCGCGCGATGTACTGGATAGCCAATACCCCGACTGGCATCAAATGACTGGCTCAGTCGAGCGTTACACCTACAACGAATTGACACCCAAAGTGTATTACCTGTTTCCCGGTGCTATGCAGCCTATTGGTATTGAGGCGGTGGTTGCCAGAGTTCCGGTGGCCGTTGCTATCAATGATCTGACTGATAAAACGCCGGTACCGGTTGATGAACTCTATGTGAATCCGTTGGTAGATTGGATGCTGTATCGTTCATTTAGTAAAGATGGTGACGCGGGGGCCAATCTCAATTTAGCGATGCAGCATTACCAGGCATTCAGTGATCAGTTGGGGGTTAAACAGAACTCTGAGAGTTTCGCCCAGCAATTGAAAGAGGCGCAGTATCAGGGAGGTGGACAGTGAGCGTAACTGTTTCCGGCATTATGATTAATCCGGTGGGTGAGCCGGTGGTCAATGCACAAATCACCCTTACTGCGGTAGCAAATAGTTTGACTGTCCTAAATACCTTTTCAGTGACGGTAAGAACAGACAACACAGGTGCATACCGCATCCAGTTGGAAGAGGGTAGCTACTCTATTACGGTGGCGGTCAATGGCCGTAGTTTTGTCTATGGCGCAGTCACGCTGGATAACACCACCGGCCCCAGCACCCTTAATCAATTGCTGAAGCAGCAGATCATGGAGTCAGAGCTTACACCTGATGTGATCCTGTACTTCCGACAAATCCAACAGCAGGTAGCCAATGATCTGGCGACCATTAAGGTTTTAGAAAGCAGTGCGACAGATGCGACAGAGCGCGCCGCCCATTATCGTGACGAAGCAAAACAGTATGCAGCGGATTTAGACACTGCGTTGGCAGTCGCACAAGGTTACCGGGATGAGTCTGGTGTCAGTGCCGCTGCCGCCGCTAAATCAGCGATTCATGCGTTTGAAAGTGAGAGTGTTGTTATTGCTAACGCCAAGGCTGCGGCTTTGTCTGAAGCCAATACTTTGCAGTATAGCAATGAGGCCCAGTCAGCAGCAGACGAAGCATCAACACTCGCTGCTGAACAGACCGCCACTAAAATTAAGCTGGCAGTGAAAACGGATGCAGATCGGGCTGAAGCTGCTCGCGAAGGTGCCGAAACCGCACAATTAGCGGTTGATACCCAGGTCGGTGAAGTTAACCGACTGCATACTGAAGTGAGGCAATTGGCCACAGCTGCTGCCGGTAATGCGAACAGTGCCGCCCAATCCGCCAGTGAAAGCGAAAGCAGCAAGAACGCCGCCGCTCAGAGTGAGCAATCTGCTTTGGCTGGTGCCGAGGCAGCGGGAAACTCAGCAACAGCGGCCGCGGGAGATAAAACTGCCGCCAAGGGATTTCGGGATGAAGCGGAACAGTTCGCCGCCAGGGCGAAAGCATCAGCAGAAAGTATCGATGTATCAGCGCTTGAACAACAGATTAATCAGAAAGTCAGCCAGACGGAGTTTGATAAGGCCATCGCAGATAAGGCCAGCAATCAGGATCTGACCGATGGGTTGGCCGGGAAGCTGGATACGACTGGAGGCACGTTAACAGGCTCCCTTATTTTAGCCGGTGATGCGACAGACCCGAAAGGTGCGGTCACTAAGCAACAGTTAGACGCAAAGCCAGCTGGCGGCTTACCGCTACTGTTCAGTTGGTGGGAAGAAAACCGCACACACATCCCAGAGGGAACGGCCCCGCGCGATGGACAAGAACTTAGCAGGGCTTTATTCCCAGATGCATGGGCGGCGGCTCAAGCTAAAGGCCTTGTAATTACAGAGGCTGAATGGCAAGCCGATCCCCTCAAAAGAATGAAGTGGTCAAGCGGCAACGGCACTACAACATTTAGGCTGCCCGATGAGAACGGCAAATCCCCCGGTAGTGTGGGTGCGCCTGTCCGGCGTGGCGATGGCGCTAAATCAAATGGGGTTACCGGCACTATTCAGATGGATGCTTTTCAAGGGCATGCAATTGGACTATCCGGCACACGTAATAGTGGTGTTTTCGCGTATGTTGGTACCGGTGGTACTGTTGGGGTGAACACTATCGCTAATACCTCCGCAGTCACCGAAAACTTAGTTTTAAAAGACGATGGAACAAATGGAACACCTCGTGTTGCGGCAGAAACTCGGATGCTCAACGCAACGGGTTGCTATGTCATTCTACTTGCTGGTACGGCATTCAATGAA